CCGGCGGATGCACTCGGAATCCATTCCCTGGAACCCGTGACGAAGCAAACTTTAAGGCCTATGCATTCGGACAGTGGGTCCGTGGTACGGTCCTCGGCAATGCTTCCGCAGCCAAGTGGTGCAACGAGCATGGCGTCAAGTCGCAGGTCGAAGGCACAGACAACGTCGGTGGATACACCGTCCCTGAAATCGTTTCGTCCAGTCTGATCTGGTTGCGTAACGAGTACGGAATCGCTCGCAAGTACAGCCGCATCTATCCGATGACGTCTGACACGCTCAACGTGCCAAACGCCTCCACTTCGACCACGACCTATTATCCTGGTGAAGCAACGGCCATCACTGCCAGTGACGTCACGTTCAGCCAGGTACAGCTGCTCGCGAAGAAACTCGCGATCTTGACCATCGTCTCCAAAGAGCTTAACGAAGACACCGTCCTCGACTTCGGCGCCATGCTGGCGCAGGATTTCGCGTATGGCTTGGCTTTGGCTGAGGATGCAGCTGCATTCCAGGGCGATGGCACCTCGACGTATGGTTCCATCACTGGAATCATGCCAAAGATCAAGGCACTGTCTGGAACATTTACGAGCATCGCATCGATGGTCGTTGGACCAGTTGGAACAGCTGGTACGATCGGTAGTTTCACCCTCGCAAACTTCCAGTCAATGGTCGCAAAGCTTCAGCCATATGCAAATCAGCCACGATGGTACATGCACAAAAACATGTTCTACACGGGCGTTGCAGATAAGCTCATCGCTTTAGGTGGCAACAGCATCATGGACATCCAGAATGCCTATGGCGCTGAACCAACACTGTTCGGTATCCCGATCAGTTTCGTCCAGAACATGCCGTCGGGTGTAGCTGCATCTCGTGACATGGTCGTCCTCGGAGATCTATCCAAGGGCGTAGCCTTCGGCGATCGTCGTGGCGTATCGGTCGAGGTCAGTGACCAGGTCAAGTTTATTGAGGACGCGTTGACGTTCAAGGCGACTGAGAGATATGCTTTCAACGCTTTTGACGTTGGCAACGTGACTGCAACCGTGGCCGATCAGGTCCCTGGTTCACTCATCGTCCTTCAGTGCGCTGCCACATAGGCCGTAGCACCTTCGCAGTCAAGGGGAGCGGGATACCATTCCCGTTCCCTTTTTGTTTTTCATAGGAATCGCTCATGCCACTCACTCGAACTCAAGCACTGGACCGTCTCGCTTGGATGGTTGCCAGCGATCAATATCCGTTCCTCGATTCGACCGCTCTTCAGCAGCTCGTGGACGATCACGCTCGCTGGGCTGTCTGGTCTGCGTCCACAGCCTTCGTCGTCGGCGACATCATCATCCCGACCGTGGCGAATGGTCGACTCTACCAGTGCGTCATCGCAGGGACATCGAGCGCCACTGAACCGCAGTTCCCGCAATACACGAGGACAACCGGCTACAGCATCAATGATGGATCAGGCGACCTTCTGTGGCAGGACATCGGTCCAGCGAACGTTGAGAGATATGACATCCGGACATCTGCGCGACAGGGCTGGATTCGCAAAGCGTCCAGCATCACGCACCTCATCGACGTTAAGGATGGTCAGGTCGACGCAAAGATGGCCGTGCTCCGTGAACACTGTCTCGACCAGGCGAAGCGCTTCAGCCCGATGGTGTTCGTATGATTCCAGCAGGGTACAGCACAGCGCTCAAGAACGCGATTCAAGCGTATTCTTACGCTGATCGTGTCGCGATCTGGCGAACCGTCAATCAAGCGGATGGCATCGGTGGCGTGGCACAGCACTGGATACAGGTCGCTGAGATCCGTGGCACGATCAGTAACACGGGCGACACCGAAGGCGTGGTCGGTGGCATGATCGAGCAGTCCGGCACATGGACGCTGACGTGTTCACCAGACATCGAGGTTCGTGCCGATGACAGGATATACACATCTGGGAATCCGCAGAACCTAGCGCCATACTACGAGTGCATCGGCAGCGACTACGGTCACACGAACGCAGTCAGTCAAACCATCGGACTACGCGCCAGGACAAACGGCTAAGTGTATCCACTGCGTGGTGCAAGCATCGACTCCATCGCACCATGATAAAGGTGAAGTCATTGGTGGAGTAGTCTATGAGTCCAGAGATGTGGGTGCAGATCGGTATCCAAGCTTTTATTACGACGGTTAGTATTGGTGCTGCTTGGGTGGCATTGCAGGTCAGGCTGACGCGCCTGGAGACTCAGGTGGCACACATTATAAACACCTTAGACGGGCAGCAGCAGGAAGTGCGCCGCATCGAGCAACGGCTCGGTAAACTTGAAAACAAAGTCAGCGCGTTGGAGGCAGTCATAAACCGATGAACAGCATCAGTATCAAAAGACTCGTAGTCGTTGTGATCGTGGCTTTTACAGCTGCATTCACCAGCGTATTCGGCGATGGTATCCGCACATCCGAAGCACACGACATTGCCGAGCTGGGCGCAGTGCTGGCACTGTACGGGAGCAAGGCGGTAGCGGCGGGTGTCTCCGCTGCGGTGAGTAGTGTGCTGGCTTTCCTCACGATGCCGTTTAGCGGTACGCAGGCGAACGCCTTGAAGGTGGGCAAATGAACCTGCAAAACTACCGACTGGAACCTAACCCGAACGTCCCCGGTGACTGGATTGTCTTTGGTGATATCTATGACAACGATGGGAACCTGCTTGGAACCTATGGGCCTGACGGGACATCTGTCTTTACGTGGTGGAACACGCAGGATGCAAACTTTCAAAAGAACTACGCGAATCAATTTGCTCTGGTAATGGCTCAGGAAATCGTCGCAGGAACAGCTGAATAATGGCAACGTATTATGTAAGACCGGACGGTAACAACGCCAATACTGGCACTGGACAGGCTGCTGGACAGGCGTGGCAAACACTTACCAAAGCACTAGGCGCAACAGGCATCGCATCAGGTGACACTGTCTACATTGCTCCCGGTTCATATAATGAGTCGGTAACTATAGGTATGACATCAGCGACTGCCACAACGTCTGTGATTGGTGATCCGACAGGCAGTCAGTTCACAGGCATAACAGCAGGGCCGGTTTATTGGACTGTTTACACTGCAATCGGTGCATCACCGACACTTACGTCAATCACAGCCACAAGTAAGGATTTTCTATCTTTTCAAAACATCTATTTTGATGCTGGAAAAGTAACCTTTACAACCAGTAAAAATCTAAGTTTTATAAACTGTCAGTTTATAGGACATGCAGATTTTACTGCTAACGTAAGTGCTGTAACATTGAGCTCACCAACATCAACTGCGTTAAATGCTACATTTTCAAAATGTAGTTTTAGTGGTGCTGATTTTGGTATGACTCTAACTGGTCAAAATGTTTCTGACACAACAAGTATTACAAATTGCTTTTTCTTTGGGTCAAGAATCGGCGCAAGTACAATCAATTTACAATGCAGTATTTACAACTGTACTTTCTTTGGTATTAGACCAACTGTAGCGCTTGGATTTACGGGCGGGTCTGCATCATTTCTGTCAACTGTTAGAAACAATCTATTTTTTAACTGTACTCAAGCGTTGTATTCAGACACAGCAAGCAGAGTAAGTCAAAGTTATAACAGGTTTATTAGTTGTTCTACAACTCTTTCCAATATTGCAACTGATGCCACTTCCACTACCACGTTTAGTTCAGGCTTGATTTTCCCGTATCAGTTGCAAAACAGTCTAGGGACATTCCAGATGTTCAGCAGTATCTTAGGTGGCCCTAACACCTCCTACGGTACAGCAACAGGCGCACCGGCATCTGATATGTACGGTGTGACGTGGACAGGAGCAACGCCAGACGCAGGCTCGGCAACATATCGAAACTTGTCATCTGTCGGAATGTACATCCCAACCGAGCGCAACGCATCAGCAATCACAATCGCACCCGGTAGCACATCACAAAGCATCGAGCTATATCTCGGTGCTACAGGCCTAGTATTCAACACCTCTGGTCTAGCGGCCTACTACGTCCGCAACCAGTCTGCTCCGGTTGCTATCACGCTGGTCACACAGACAGCAACGGGCGCGTGGTCATCTGGTGGCTTTGCAGAGATAAGTTCTTCCCTCGTGCCGGGCGTGTATCGGCTTGATGTCCCTAACGCAGCTTTCGCCGCTGGCGCATCAGATGTCACTATTGTGGTGCGTGGTGCAAGCGGTACGAATGGAGCAGTCTTGACAGTTACACTTTCAAGTGGTGGCTTGACGGCAGCGCAGACAGCCGCAGCGGTGTGGGATGAACCGTACACCTCGCACACAACAGCGAGCACGTTTGGAGCACGAACACTAAAGACAACGGTCGACAATCGGCCTGTAGATGTCGGGACATCAAACCACATCCAGGCTAATGTCCACGCGATTGTCGATTCGACAGCAGCTGCGTCGGAACTCTCTGGCGCTCTCCTTCACAACGGCACGGACTACATCAGCGCGGAGCTGTTGACGCCAGTTTCAGCTGCGACCAGCGTACACATCGGACCTTATCAACTCCTGGCTGATGGATTAGGCGCTGATCAGCCGCTCGATGTCAATGTGGGCACTGCCACGAGCATCGATGTTCAGGTCACTGATGCTAACGGAACAGGCATTGACATCACTGGTGCGACAACATCGGCTAAGGTCTACAGTTCAGCGGGGACACTCGTGGCGACCTATGCTGGCACTGCGACGTATGCGGACAATGGGCGCCTGTCATTTGGCTTGACGACTACGGTTACGAACACGTCTGGCACGTACACTGTGACTGTGACCAGGACAACAGGCGCGACCGACACGCAGATCTTTGGACCGCTACGACTTTATGTGAGGCCAGTATGAGTGTGAACATCCTTCAGATAACCGAAGATCCGGAACAGGTCACGCAGATCGCGGCCTGGACCGGAGACTGGCACACGTACGTTGTGCGCCTGGTCGATGACAACGGGTCTCCGATTGACATCACGACAGGCACTCTCGCGGCAACATACACGAATGCTTCCACAGGCGTTGCTTATTCGTTCGTGACAGGAACAGCCACGCTCACGAAGTCTCTCTCCTCACAAGGCATTGTGACGATCCTGAACCCCGCTGCATATCCAACAGCAGCTGTGATTCGCCTAACTTTGTCCTTCACTGTCTCGACTACCGTGCGCCGCTTCGGTCCACTGCTCATCGAGGTCCTGGCTCCGTGACCGTCAATGTCGACCTATCAGGCTTTGACGACGCGGAGAAGCGTTTTCGCATGCTATCTGTTTTTTTGCAGAAGGCGGTGAGTGCTGCTTTTACTGGCATGATCGCACTGATGACTGGCCCTAAGTCAGGACGAAGAT